AAAATCCGGAGCTAGTCCATGACCAAGAAAATTTCAAACTCACAACTAACGATTTTGATAATGAATTTTACAAAATAGTTTTTGGTGCAATCGCTAATATTGCGGCTGAAGGTTCACAAAACATTTCACCGCAAGATATTGACCTTTACATTGGTCAATTTAATAAACAATATGAAGTATTTAAATCTGCTGGTGGATATGAATATCTTAGAGGGCTTCAACCCTTTATTGATAGTATGGACTCTAGTAAGTTTAATTTTTACTATGAAAGATTAAAAAAGTTTACCGTTTTAAGAGACTTGCAAAAAGCAGGTATTGAAACCAAAGAATTCTATAATCCAGAAGTAGACTTTATGCACCTTGACAAAGAAAGCGAAAAGCTTAACAACATTACAGTTGATGACATTGTCAAGACTATTTTAAAGAAAGTTAATAAGGTAGAAGATAGTTTCGTATCACGAGCTATTACTACAACTCAAAAGGCCGCATTAGGCATTCTTGAATTATATCAAGAATTAAAAGAAAGACCAGAAGTTGGTAAACCACTTGAAGGCGATATTTTCAATTACATTGTGCGCGGAGCTCGCTTCGGTAAAATGTATATAAATAGCGCTCCATCAGGTCACGGTAAAACTCGCTTCATGGTTGGCAATGCTTGTGCGATTTCACTACCAAGAATTGAAGGGGATAAAGTTGTCATTAGAGATGACTTAGCTCCTGTTTTGTTTGTAACTACAGAGCAACAGGCTGATGAAATACAAACACTAATTCTTGCTTATGTTAGTGGTGTTAATGAAAGAAAAATATTATATGGAAATGCTAATTTTGAAGAAGAGCAAAGGATATTACAAGCTATACAGTTAATTAAAAAATATGAAAATAACTTTATTATTGAAGTAATACCAGACCCTTCTATTGCATTAATTAGAGCTAAAATAATTAAGCACATATTTCAAAATCATGTGCAGTTTATATTTTATGATTATATCTTTACCAGTCCTAGTTTACTTGTTGAATATCAACAAAGCAAGATTCGTGAAGACGTTGCACTTATGATGTTGTCAAATACATTAAAAGAAATTGCGGCACAATACGATGTCTTCGTTCAGTCAGCAACTCAGTTAAATGAGCGCTGGGAGCAAACTATGATTAGAAATGTTAACCATATTCGCGGTAGTAAGGCTATTGCTGATAAGGCTGACGTAGGTATGATTACAGTAAAACTTGAAGAAGTTCCTGAAGAAAAAGAAATCGTAGAACAATTATGTAAACACGCTGGTATTGAAATACCGAATGTGGTTACTGATATTTATAAAAATCGTCGTGGTGAACTAACTAGCGTAAAGCTATTTAGATACTTCGATTACGGTACTTGTAGAACACGAGACTTGTTCTTAACCGGTCTCAATCACAATATACTTAAAAACTATGATAAGATTGAATACGATACAAAAGAATTTGACCTATTAGACATTATGACTCAACCTAAGAAAGATGGTGATGACGATGGCGAAATCAATTAGAGATTATCGCGAGATGCTCTCGCCAGAAGACATTAAAAGAATTCTAAAAGACCATGGGGTTGAATCTGCTAGAGAAAATAATACTATGATTGTCTACTCAACGGTATGCCATAATTCAACTCACGACCACGGAAGTGAGAAGTTATATTATTACAAAAAAAATAACATGTTTAAATGTTATACAGAGTGCAACGCAGTGTTTGATATCTTTGAATTAATTATTAAAATGCGACGAATTGCAGGAGAAGAAATTTCTTTGCGTAAAGCAATACAATTATGTGGTATAGACAATAACGAAAGCATAGATGAAAATGAATACTATGGAGTGCGGGAACAATTAGATTATTTATACGAAATAAACAATCACCCGGAAGATGATCCAACTATTTTAAAAGTATTATCTAAAGATATTATGAATAGATATGTGTTTGATTTAAACTATCTTACACCCTGGATTTCTGAATCAATTACTCCAGAAACTTTAGTTAAGTATGGTATAAAGTTTGATACAATATCAAATGCCATTGTTATACCTTACTATACAGATAATAAAGAACTTGTCGGTGTGCGTGGTAGGTTTTTAAGCCCAGACGCAAAAGCAAAATATATGCCAGTGAAATATAACGGTGAGTATTTAGCTCATCCAACAAGTAAAATACTTTACGGTCTTGATGTTAATAAAAACGCAATACAACGATTACAAACAATAATACTATTTGAAGGTGAGAAAAGCGTTATGAAGATGGATAGTCTTTATGGCGACAATAATATCTCAGTGGCTGTTTCAGGCCGCAACTTAAGCAAAGAACATGTGGCGCTACTTATGAAATATGGAGTGCAAAATATTATCCTTGGTTTTGATAGAGATTATAAATCACATAAAGAAATAGAGAAAGAATTAAATGAGTATATGGAAATCTTCAAGTACGCTAAGAACTTCTTCAACATAAGTATTATAATTGATTATGACTTTGTGCTAGAGCATAAAAATGCTCCGATAGATCAAGGTAAAGAACTGTTCGAACAGCTAATGCTAAAAAGAATATACTTATAAGGTGAATAATGAATAAATTTAATTATAAATTAAAAGAGACACCCTTAAACCTCGATAGTAGCAATATTATCGAGGACTACTTAAGGTCTCTTGGAATTGAAAAGATCGAAAGCTTTTTGTCGGAACCGTCAATCTACGATGAAGAAAGCTATGAAGGTCTTGAACGAGTACACGGATTAGTAGATGCCTTGCATGAAGGTTTCACAACTAATCAAAAGTTTTTTATGCAGATTGACAGCGATGTAGACGGTTTTACATCTGCCTCAATATTTTATAGATACTTTAAAGACCTTTATCCTGCGGCACAAATTAAGTGCCGAGTGCATAATGGAAAAGAACACGGAATTGTAATGAATTCTGTGCCGCAAGATGCAAAATATATTATCATACCAGATGCCGGCTCAAATCAAATTGATGAGCAAAAAGAGCTTGTTCGTAAAGGTAAAAAGGTTTTAGTCATTGACCATCACTTAGTTGATACTTACGAAGAAGTTCCAGGCGCAATAGTTGTAAACAATCAACTTTCGCCAAAGTTTAAAAATAAGTTTCTTAGTGGTGCGGGTATGGTTTATAAAGTCATACAATGTTATAGCAAGAAATACGGTGATAATAAACATCATCAAGAATATATTGATTTAGCAGCGCTAGGGCTCATTTCTGACATGATGGATACACGGGACCTAGACAATAACTTTCTCATCGCTACGGGCTTAAAAACCATTAAAAACGCCATGTTTAAAGCTTTACTAGTAAAACAATCTTATAGTGTTAGCTCAGTTGATCTTCCTAATAAAATTGACGTTGCTTTTTATATCACGCCCCTCATTAATGCGGTTATCCGTGTAGGCACTACAGAACAAAATGAACAATTGTTTCAAGGTTTCACAGAATACAATCACGATGAAACTTATGAAAAACAATACAAGGGAAATGTAAGTTCAGAAACCTTCTATGAAATGATTGCGAGAATGGCTTATAATATTCGTAATCAACAAAACAAAGAAAAAGAAAAATCAATGGACTTTATTCGAGGCATTATTGAACAAGATAAATTAGACCAAAACACAGTTGTTACGGTTATTAGTTCTCAAAATGATGATGTTACCGTTCCAAAAACAATGACTGGCTTAGTTGCAATGGACATTGTAAAGAATTATAAAAAACCCGCAATGTTATTAAGACCAAGAAATATTGATGGAGAAAATTACTTCTATGGCTCAGCTCGCGCTAATGTGCGACCAGGGTTCAAATCATTCAGAGAAGTACTTCAACAAAGTGGTTTAATTCATTTCGCAGAAGGTCATGATATGGCCTTTGGGGTTGGAGTTCATGAAGACGATTTAGAAAAATTAACAGCGTACTTAAACGATAAATTAAAAGATATTGATTTTGGTACAGAAGAAATTGAAGTAGACGCAATTTTGCGCGGCAGAAGAATATCTCACGACATTCTTACAGACTTCGCCAAATATAACTACTTATATGGAATGGGAATACCACAACCAAAGTTTGCTTTTGAAATCTTTATTACAAGAGATATGATTAATCTTATTGGTAAAGAACGCAATACAATGAAGTTTAATTATAACAATATTGAGTTTATTAAATTCAATGCTAAAGAAATTATACCAGAATTGTTTGCGGAAACAGAAGATGCCTTTGTGGATGTTAATCCAAAACTGCGTGTAAAGATTATTGGCAGAGCACAATATAATGAGTTCAATGGAACAAAAACACTTCAGATTATTATGGACAATTTCAACTTTGAAAAGTCCGCTGAATCTGATTTAATTTAGAGGTGAAATATGATTAATTGGAAATTAGATGAATTATTAAAAGTACAAATGGAAGTGCGCGACGAAGTAATGAAAAAGCTGAAAACGGCTCCTACTAAAGAAGACCACACTCTTGCTATGCATATTGAATTGTTTGAACTCTTCAATGAAATTGGAACTTGGAAATGGTGGAAACATTCACACATCCCAAAGAAAGATAGAATTCTTGATGAGCTAGCAGACGTTATTGCTTTCTTCTTATCTTATATGCTTTTACTTGAACCAACCAAACAGGCGCAAGCAGCGTTATGGATGGATGATAACTTTGAAAAGTTTATGGACCCAGAAATTGATGTAATTAGATTTGTATCTGAAAGCGTTACAGCTGGAACTCAACTTCCACCAATGGTGTTAATGCTAACTGGTTTGGCCGCAACAATTAAAACACTTAATTGTGAATGGACTGAAATCATTTATGCTTATAACCAAAAGGCTAAAGTCAATATCGAACGACAAAGAAATAACTACTAATTTGACTTTTATCTAAAGTCATGTTATAATTATTGTATAAACTTAAAAGGAGAAAAAAATGTCAGAAAACAAATACTCAAGTTTGCACGCACATTCCGACTATTCAAATCTCAAAGTTATTGATAGTATCAATAAAGTTGGCGATTTAATAGACGGTGCTTTCAACAAGGGCTTACATGCCATTGCGTTAACTGACCATGATACATTATCTGGTCACGTAAAAGCAGTTCAACATTTTAAGTCTAAGTATTTAGACAAACCTTTTAAGCTTATCTTGGGAAACGAAATCTATCTTACAAGAGAAGGTTTAAATTCTGAGAACTATGAAAAAGGCGAAAAGTTTTATCATGTTCTTTTGCTTGCAAAAGATGCAGAAGGACATGAACAACTTCGCAAACTTTCATCGCGTGCTTGGTCACGCTCTTTTATTCGTGGTGTAATGAGAACGCCAACGTATGGAAGCGATTTAAAAGAAGTCATTGGTTCAAACCCGGGACATCTTATCACAACAACAGCCTGCTTAGGTGGTGTAACCGGCAGTCTGTTTATTTCCTATGGTGCGGCAGCTTTGGACGATATTGCTGCTCACTTAGAAAAGATGGGTCAACTCTTCGGTAAAGATAATTTCTTTATCGAAGTGCAGCCATCTATGGACGAACAACAAATAGCTTATAATAAGTTCATGGTTGATAACTTCTGGGGTAAATACCCTTTTGTTTTTACCACGGACGCGCATTACTTAAACGAAGAAGATAAAGATTTACATGCTCAGTTTCTTAGCTCAGCATCTAATGGCGATAGAGACGCGGAAAACTTTTATGCGTCTGCTTTTGTCATGTCCGTACAACAAATCTTTGAACGTCTTAATTATTTTTCAGAAGATAAGCTTGAAGAGATGCGGCTAAATACTATTCGTATTGCTGACTCTGTTCAAACCTATGACTTAAAAAGTCCTCAAGTTGTTCCTACAGTTCCAGTTTTAATCACTAAAGACATAGAAAATAAACTAAGTGAATTAAGACTGCAAATCCCCACTAAATATAAATACATTCATAATTATCTAAATGCTACAGAAACTCAAGACTTATTTTTTATATATAAAATATTTGAAGGCTTCGTCGCAAAGATAAATGTTTTCAATGAAGAATACCTACAACGCTTTAACGATGAGTTAGAACAGGTTTGGGAAACTTCTATTACAATCAAACAACCATTATCTAAATACTTTGTTACGATGGCTAAAATGATTGACATCATATGGGATGAAGGAGACTCTCTTTTAGGGGTTTCCCGTGGCTCTGCTGCCGGTTTCTTACTTAACTACTGTTTAGGTATTACCCAACTAGATCCGCTTCGCCAAGAGCTTATAATGCCCTATTGGCGCTTCATTCATAAAGATCGCCCAGAACTTCCTGATATTGATATTGATACTGAAGGCAGCAAACGAACACGAGTTTTTAATAAAGTAAAAGAATACTTTAACTCAATAGGTGGTGACGTTATTAACGTTTGCACCTTCGGTACTGAAAAATCTAAGTCAGCTATCCGTACTGCGGGTCGCGCACTTAACGTTGATGATGATGTTATATCATTTATCGTTTCAATGATTCCAAACGAAAGAGGCTTTGACTGGACTCTTGACCAATGTATGTATGGAGATGAAGACCATAAAGCAATTGCTAAGTTTCAAGAAGAAATGGGTAGAGAAAAATCCTTATGGAAACTCGCCTATAGTATTGAAGGACTTATTACTCGTTTAGGTGTTCACGCTTCTGGCGTTATCGCATTTAATGAAGACTTTACAAAGCACAACTCGTTAATGAAAACTAGTCGTGGTGTTTTAGTATCTGCTTATAATTTAGAAGATACTGAATACGCTGGTGGTTTAAAGTACGACTTTTTAACCATTAACGCATTAGATAAACTTCGCACAA